TCCTCGATGGTGCATATGGTACGCGGCTGCACGTCCCAGCACGCAAGTGGACGGTTGGAGAAAAAGAATGCGAATGGCCGGCGCTGGATGCGGTTAAGGAAGTGGTAAAGGAGCTCAAGCACGACCCAGCCTCGCGTCGCGCCGTCATCAGTATCAGATTCCCCGAAGACAGTCAAGGCCTGGGAGGTAAAAATTCCCCGTGTACTTTATCGCTTCAATACCTTATTCGTCAGGGTTCTTTACACTGTATTGCTACAATGAGGTCTAATGACGTGTGGAAAGGGACCCCGTATGACATTTTCGTTTTTTCACTTTTGCAGGAATACATATCCAACATCTTGAAATTGCCTCTTGGTCAGTATTTTCACAATGCAGCTTCTTTGCATTTGTACCGAGAAGACGCGCTAAAGGTACCACTGGTCTGGGACGCCAAGGGAGCTACCCACTTTATGACGAAGATGCCACATCTGACGGCGGGGGACCTCGATCGGCTGGACCGGCATACACGTGAGACGTTGCTGGACCATGACGCGTTTTTCTCCTTGACTCGGACAAAGTGGGGGTGGTCGTCGCCTAAGGCGCACGAGTACTGCACCACACTCTTGGCGACGATGCGGGCGTTCTTGCTGCGGCATGTGGATGCATTTATGGCGAAGGATGCGGCGGAGTACGTGGCGGACAGGTCTTTGAAGTGCGCGTTGAAGCCGTGGATTGGGCAGGAGATAGAATGAACGAGATAGATGATCGACCGGTATACATTTATGTACTTACCGACCCGTGGGACGAGTATGAAGTGAGGTATGTGGGGAAGACGGTATATCCTGTACAAAAACGGTTGGCAATTCATATAAAATATGCTAAATATGGTACGAAAACGCATGTCTACAATTGGATTCGTGAACTTTTACGCGAAGGTACAGAGCCGATTATTCGCATAGTAGATACGGCAACATCTAGCGACTGGTCTGAAGTCGAGAAAATGTGGATAGCGCTCTGTAGACAGGCGGGGTACCTATTAACGAATATAACTGAGGGTGGGGATAGCCCGTGTCATACAGAAGAAAGCAGACGAAAAATATCAGAGGCTACTTCTGGGGAGAATAACCCTAATTTTGGTAAACATCCTTCTAAAGAAACTCTTAAAAAGATGTCTGATGGTAACAAAGGAAGAATTTTTTCAGAAGAATCCCGTATAAGGATGTCAAAGGGCGGAAAAGGAAGAATTTTTTCTGAAGAACACTGTTCTAGAATATCTAAAGGACTTAAAGGTAAAATTCGTTCAAAAGAACATTGTCGTAAACTATCAGAAGCCGCCAAAGGTAATACGCACCGCCGTGGTAAGCATATCCCTGCGGCAACTCGTTTGAAAATATCCGAATCCCTAAAAAAGCGAAACCAAGCTATTCGGTCAGGAGATTCTAAATGATAGATTTCGTGCCACTACATGTTCATTCGCATTTTTCCTTAGACGGACTTTCTCCTACTTCTAGACTTTTGGATGTTGCAAAGTCTAAAAACTTCCCCGCGTTGGCTTTAACTGATCATGGTACACTCTCCGGAAGTATCGAATTTGTTAGAGAGTGTTCTGTTAGGGATATTAAGCCACTTCTCGGAATGGAATCTTATGTGATGTGGGAAGATAATCGTTACCATTTAACATTGCTCGCAGATGGTAATCGCGGATTTTCGTCACTTATAAAAATTAATAACGAAGGCGTGCTTTCTTCCGACCCAGAGCGACCTTCTGTGAACTGGGAATCTCTGTTTACGCACACCGATGGGCTGGTCGTTCTCTCAGGTTGCGCGGCATCTCCATTGCAGCGAACGCCTTTGTCCACCGCTTTATCTCTTGGCAGACGCTTAAAAGATGCCTTTGGTAATAATTTTCTTGCTGAGGGCATGCTCGTTGGGTCTTCGCTTAGCCAGTTTGAGAGAGCGTGTCAACTTGCCAGTGCATTAAGCGTAAAGCTTGTTATCACAAACGACACGCATTTCCCTATTGCCGAGGATGCCGCTGTACATCGTGTTGCTACGAAAATGCGTAGTGGATTTGATTATCAATCGTCTGACCTTTTTTTAGCGACTCCGGAGGAACTCAAGCGTCGCTTTGGCATGCGTTCTAAAGTAGAAACGACATTAATTGAAAACGCGATGCATGAAACGGCCGTGTTAGCTCGTCGTTTGAGTCCCGTTACGTTTGACGCTACTCCCAAACTGCCTCGCGTTCCTAAAGCAAACGAGACGCTGCGGATAGAGGTAGCGAAATGGTTGTTGGGGCGCCCCGAGGAATATCAGAAGCGGGCTGAGTACGAGTTGGATGTAATCACCTCCTTGGGATTTTCAGCTTATTTCCTTATTCTAACTGATATTGTGCGGTGGGCCAGAAAACAGGGCATTCGGGTTGGTCCGGGACGTGGATCAGCGGTAGGGTCTCTTGTTGCATGGGCTTTGGGCTTGACAGAAGTAAACCCCATAGAATACAACTTGTCTTTCGACCGTTTTCTCAATGTAAAGCGCAAAGAATTTCCCGACATTGACACTGATTTCGAATCTGAACGGCGTGATGAGGTGCTAGAATACACCAAAAAACGGTGGAAAGGGATTCCTATCGCGACTCCCATGCGTTGGAATGAGAAAAGCTTGATACATGACCTCGCTAAACATTACCGGATGCCCAGGGACATGGAAGAGAAGGCTGCGGACGAGGGGGAAAACTCCGACGCCTTTAAGGAGATGATGTCGCGGTCAGCGGAGATGTCGCACGCTTACGAGGCGATGAAGGGGCAGGTCAGGCACGTCGGAAAGCATGCGGCGGGCATTGTGTTCTCCGGAGCCGCAGAGGTGCCTCTTGTGCGCGTCGCCGATGGTTCAGTTGCTGCCGGATGGGCGGAGGGTGAAAACCGGGAACTGGCAGATGCTGGCATAGTCAAGATTGACCTGCTGGGTCTTTCCGCCCTGTCCATTCTTAACCGACTGGAAAAGGATTTTGGTCACCGCGCCCCAGACCCCGTAGACGACGACCCCACTTTTGACCTCTTTTGTCATGGAAAGACCGTCGGGGTCTTCCAGTTTGACGGTTCTCAGGGTATAATTTCCTTCACGCAAGAAGTTAAACCTCGCACTTTTTCGGACCTTGTTGCTATCAACGCTTTGTATCGGCCAGGAGCCCTCGACAGTGGTGCTGCCGCACATTATCCGGAGTGGCGTATGAAACCCAGACTCCTGCATCCTCTTATCGACGACCTCTTGAACGATACAGGTGGTATTTTCGTGTACCAAGAACAGGTGATGGCTGCCTATGCCCGCGTTGTGGGTGGCGATTTGGCTGACGCTGACCTGGCTCGTCGTGTCTTTGCGAAGGCGCGGCCGGGTCAACCCGACTGGGAAGAGAAGATGTATACGCTCCGGGCCACTTTCCAGAAGGGATGCGTCGCCCACGACATCGATGAGGCGACGTCCAACAAGATTTGGTCCGAGATTGTGACCAGTACCAGGTATTCCTTTAACCGCTCTCATGCAGTAGCATACAGCCGCATCGCCTGGGACCTTGCTTGGTGGAAACAGCATCACTCTGCTGCTTTTTATGCGACCTCCTTATCCGTCGAGGCCGAAGACGCTCAGCGGTACCTTTACGAGGCAGTAGAATTTGGAGTGAAGGTAGTAACGCCTCATGTGAACCGGTCCACTTCCGAGTATGCTTATGACAATGAGACTAATACCATTTATCTCCCCCTCACCTCCGTCATGCACCTTGGCAACGTCGGGGTCGACGCGATACTAGCCGCTCGTCCCTTCTCCTCTCTCCCAGACTTTGAGGCTCGGGTACCTCGCCGGGCAGTGACTGCCGCAGTGCGTGAAGGACTTTTGGCTCTGGGTGCCTTTGACGGCATCCCCGGCGCGTTTACCGTCGACAAGAAACGGGCCCCTGTGGACCTTGGAGGTCTTTCGTCCTACGAGCGGCAGTTGAAGTACATGGGCTACGCACTACCGACGCTGGAGTTGGTAGAACTGGTCGACCGGGAGAAGAAAAAGGACCGGTGTGCCGGCGTGGTGTACGCCAAAGAAACTCGGCACTCGGAGTATGGAGCCTACGTGGTGTATCGTCTTTTACCGACCGGTACCTTCTGGCATCGCGGGTCAGCGGAGTGGCCCGTGGGAGCGTTGGTGTCCGTCAAGATTCATAAAGGCAACGGAAAACTGCTAAACGCGACGGTGTTAGGAGGCGAGGGCCATGTTTGAGAGCAATGATAAGACGTTTAATGGGCTGGCCGGACTGAGAGGTAGTGGTGGTTACGTGCCGGGGATGGGACGCGTGGAAACGCATGCCGCTTACGCTACGGCGGACTCCGAAACGCGGCTGGCGCGTCGGGATGGACGTTTTACAGATGATGAGTATTGCCATCTACTGATGAAATCATGTGAAGTGGGGGACTTCTCTTACGCCCAAGCGATTCCTCGCGAGATGTTGGATGAGGGAAGGGACCAGAAAAAGATTTATGATACATTTTGGTCCATGATAAAGAAGTACGGGACGATGTCTCCTGAGCGATTTAGGAAGTTGGTAGAACCTAGTCGGTTAAGTGATTACATGCCCAGCGCCTCTCTTCAGGAGACGGCAGATTTAGCGTATGCAAACATCTCCGTCAAGTTCTGGCTTCAGTTCTTCCTAAAGGGTCGCGACTTGATGCTGAATGCATTAGCTATCCCCAACGACTTTCTCCTCATTATCAAGAACGCTACACAGATGTACTGGTCCCTTTGGAACAGGGCAGCCGGTTTGCCGTCTCTGGAGGACGAAGAGTATAAGACGTCTTTGGACTGCGAGTGGGGAGGTGTCAATGGTGAGGTTCCTTGGGGCTTTAATTCTTTTGACAATGACCTTGGAGGCATTAGACCAGGTGAGGTGGCACTTCTGGCAGGAGAGGCCGGGACGGGTAAAACCTTTATCCTTTGCAAGAAGGCGGCCGACTGGGTCCAACAAGGTTTCAGGGTCGGTATTGTCTCAGTGGAGATGTCTGATACCGTCATTCAGCAGCGCGTTGAGGCGTGCATGGCACACTTTGACCCGCATCTTTTCCGGCGTCGGACGGCTCCCCGGGACCTTGCGGAGATTAAAAGTCGGCTTCGGGAAGTTCAGGCTCGGGCTAAGGCGAATGGCGGTAACATTTTTTATTTTCCTAAGGGAGAGAAGTCCCTGGAGTCTGTAGCGCAGAGGGCGAAGGACTCTAAGCTTGACGTCCTCATCATCGACGGGCTGTACTTGATGCGTAGTGACGAGCAGCCCAATAAGAAGGCGGCTATGTGGGAGCAGATGAAGTCGGTTTCGGATGGTGTCTCCCGCATCGCCCAGGACTTGGGCTTACCCATTTTGGCGTCGACCCAGTTTAATCGCCAGGCGCGCGAGATGGACTTTGACATTAACTCCATCGGGTACTCTCACGCCTTCGCGCAAGACGCGGATGCCGTCATCTCGCTTGAGCGTGACCCCGTGGCACCGGAGGTAAGGTTTCTTAGCGTTCGGAAGAACCGTAACGGGTCTGTAGGGGCTAGAATCCAGCTGAACATCGACTGGAAGCAGATGAAGTTTGGCGTGGTGGACCGGAGCTCATCGGAGGCGGCGTTCTCTGGCGAGAAACTGATTGAAGAGTCCTGGGAGGCGATGCCGCCCAAGAGGAAAGAGATGCCCGAGACTCTGATGACTCCCACCGTGTTGATGCACACTCCCAACGGTAAGGCCATTGCGAAGGACTCACTGAGCGACCAGCCCTTGACGGGTGAGGAGAAGACCGTCTTAAAGATGGCCAGGACGTCCTTGTCAAATGTGAAGCCTGACGTTTTACCCTCGTGGGACGGAGTCGCAGTGGAGAAGGACAGCGGCATCCGGTCTGTTTATAAGCAAGGGGACGTCGACCTTCTGGACGCGTTGGCTAAGGAGGTCCACCTTAATCCCTTCGGTCCGTATGTCATTTATCCCGGTACGGCTGAGGCGTCGATGTTGCTGCTACCGGCACGAGCCGAGTCGTTGGTGAAGAAAGAAGAAGCTAAAAGAGTCAAGAAGCTAAAATCAAAGAGGAATACTATGTCGACTCATCACAAGTCCAGCACTCCCATCTTCTTGGCAGCGACATGTGCCGACAGCATTAAGCTGTTAGCTGAGCCTAAGAAGCCTTCTGCACCTCCCAAATGGTGGAAGGTGAAGATAGAAGATAAAGGGTTGGTGTCTCCATTCTCCACCGACTACCCTGAAGAAGTGAAGATTCATGTGAAGGAGAAGAAAGAATACTGGGATGCCCTTGCGTCTATGCAAAAAAAGACCGTACAACGCTCCACTTGGCTTAAGTGGGTCCGTAGTATCTGGGTCTGTGATGAGATTAAAGAGGCTATGTATATCAGCCTTGACCACTATGGAGTACATCACCAGTCTATGGTCCATGGGCAAGAAGCATGGGATGAGATGTTCCGAATCGATAAAGAAAATCAGGAGAAAAGAGGAGCCGAGGACGCGGACAACCGTAGGTATACCGTCTGGGATAAGAAGAAGGTCGCGAAGTACGGCGGACTAGACATCGGTGGGGCTAAGGTGAAGAGGGTCGAAAGGACTGACCAATGATGTCCAGTTCTTTTTTTGGCACCTTTGGGCAGTGGAAGGTGGTGGGGCACAACGCCTTAACTACCTGCCCCTTCCATCAGGACGACCAGCCTTCCTTCTCCATCGATATGAAGACTGGTCTCTGGTACTGCTTCGGGTGTGGCGCTCATGGGAACGCTGAGCAGCTGGAAAAGCTGCTTGGCTTTCCCGTTTGGGACGGTGTCAAGCAAGAAGTGCGGGAGGTGGAGACGGAGGTCCTTTCCATTCAACCTATTAAGGAGTACCCTCTTGCCCTTGACAACCTTTACCTAAAGACGAGAGGCGTTTCCAACGAGCAGGTGGAGAAGTATGAAATTCGGGCGTGGGATGATGGGGTATATTTTCCCCTGAAGACGTACAAAGGTCAGACGGTAGGATTCCAGAAGCGTCGGATGAAACGGGAAGGACCCAGGTACGTCTTTTATGGACGGCGGACCAGTTCTTGGCCGGACGAGGGGCAAGGCGCGTGGGACGCATATCTGGAAAATAAAACAAAGGCTTTTATGGTTGTTACTGAGGGCATCTTTGGTGCCTTAAGGGCTGATGCAGCGGGAATCATGGCAGCCGCTACTTTCGGGGCGTCTACCGCCTACGCTATGTGGCTTGGTCGACAGCCATGGCCCTACTTGATTCATGCTTTTGACAACGACTACGCTGGATGGACCGGGCTAATGAAGGCCGTAGACGTTTTGGACGTACTTAGTTCTCACATCGTGCTAAGACCGCAAGAGGTAGAGGTGGACCAGATGACCGTGGACCACTGGAGGAAGATAGATGAGACGGAAGAGTCTAAGCTGAACGAGGTCTTCTTTTCCGGTCCTATCTGGGACGTTCAAGAATATGCCGCGGACATGTCTGGCGACCCACACAAGGCTATGTATGAACTCATTCAATGGCGCAAGAAAAGGGATAGATTCAAATGAAGACATTCTTGAAGCTGGTCTTATCGGTTTTCATTTTTTTCGTGGTGACGCTCTTCGCATTCTCTACCGTCTCGCGGTCCTTGTCTCATGATGTGACCGTCTTGGCACCATCTAAGGGCTTAAATCCCGGAGACACCTGGCCATCGTGGCTCATGTGCCAATCGGATTTCGGTCGGTATCCGGGGAGCAGCGGATTCTTCTGTTACTTTTATC